ATCATTGCGGGTATGTTGAACACCTCAATACGAGTTTAGCTAAATGATATATCAAAATTTATTAAGCAAAAAATGTAGAATAAATCTTTTCATGATGTAATTGTTTATTGTCTTCCCAGATAAATAGACAATAAATCCATGGAGAGAAAAATTGAAAGTGATAATAGTCTATTTCACAAGAATAGGTATTGCCTTATCAGTACTTTTGAACGTTATACTTGGCGGACCAAGCAATCAAACTTTCAGTGCAAGAAATTATGCTCGAAAAAGATTAGGGAAACCCAATCTTGTTTGGCTGATAGACAGAATATATTTCTGGGAGAAAGATCATAGTTTATTGAGTTGGTTATACTGGATAATACGTAAAGACGTAATTCATGAAATGAGTAAGGAGAAAAAAGATGGCTAAAGGTAAAGGTGGAGGATCAAAGGGTTACATTTCACAAGGCAAAAACAGCAATGTTAATGCTAAGATTTGTAATGCTCGGCGCACCGAATATCTTCAATCCGGGGATAGACTGCTAAATCAAATGGCTGCTCTTAAAGCGGGTAAAGACGTTGTAATCACAATTGCAAATCCAAATAAAGAGCAAACCAACAAGCGATTCATCAAGGTTCGTCTGTCTGGTAAAGATTACGTCCAACGTATGAAGGACAACTCGCGCATCCATAAGAAAGCTGATACCGAATGATCGAGATTTATGGCACAACTACGTGCGTCTATTGCAAAAACGCGGTCAAAATGGCGCAGGACAGAAATCTCAAATATGTTTATCATAATATGGATGTCGATATTGAATACTACGATGAACTGAAAGCGCGGAAGCCAGACTTCAAGACTGTTCCACAAATTTGGTGGGATGGTCGATATATCGGTAGTTCCACCGATCTTGCAACTGAAATTGAAAACACTCTTATAGGATATGGTGATGGAAAAGTCTCGCGTTATTGAACTTCTTAAGAATGAAGTAATTGATATTGAATTTGTGAAAAAGGATGGCACAATTCGTGCTATGACATGTACACTGAAACAAGATCGTCTGCCTAAACAAGTAGACCTTGAGCAACACATTCAAGAAAAAGAAAAGGTTGTTAACGAGGAATTTCTTGCCGTGTTTGACACTATCAATCAAGGCTGGAGAAGTTTCAGGTGGAATAGTCTTAAGAACGTGAATGGACAAGAGTTTGCATCCTAATCAAGCGCGGGGTGGAACTGAGCTCATGGCGGATCGGATTAATACCCTTCCTCCAGAGTTGCTTTCACAGTTTCAAATCATTCATTCGCGAGTACGCGAATTAGATCCTACTAAGAAAAGAATATTAGTCCTCCATGACCTTCCTGGTGATCCAGAAGTAGAACATCTGAAAAATGGTGGATGGGCTAAGTTTGATACACTCGTGTTTGTCAGTCACTGGCAACAACATATGTATAACGCGTATTTAGGTGTACCATACGGCACAGGTGTAGTAATGCAGAACGCGATTACACCGTTTGTTCATCCAGATGAAGCATGGCGATATTGGCCGCAAGATGATTCAAATCAAGACGATGTTATTCGTCTAATGTATTTTTCGACACCACATCGTGGTCTTGAATTGCTTTTGCCGTCGTACGATAAGCTATATAAAAGGTACGGTGACAAAATTGAATTGAACGTCTTCTCTTCGTTTGATCTCTATGGATGGAACGTTCGTGATGAACCATACATGGGTTTGTTCGAAAAATTGAAAGCACATCCTGGTATCAACTATTCAAAATCAGTTTCAAATGAAGTGATTCGCGCAGAACTGGATCGATCGCACATCTTAGCGTATCCATCGATTTGGCAAGAGACGTCATGTTTAGTACTTATTGAAGCGATGTGCGCGGGGCTAACGTGTGTTCACTCGTCTCTTGGTGCTCTTCCTGAAACAGCCATGGGTCATACGTATATGTATGACTATACAGAAGATACTGTAGACCACATCGAGAGGTTCACCAGTACACTCGAAGATGCCATTGAAGACGTATCTAATGGGATAACAATGACAAACGAGAGAAAAGATTTCCTGAATGAGTGCTATTCTTGGAATAATCGTAGTTTAGAGTGGCAAAGCCTGTTGACATCTCTTTTGTGATAGTATATACTAACATCTGAAGGAGAAAATCACATGGCATCACTCAAGTCGATTTCAGCGAAAAAGAAAAAGCCTGAGGCGAAGAAAGTACCGCAGCGAAAGTCCAGTGCGGCAAAAATCTTGGAAGAAAGACACATCGGTGAAGAAATCACCAACTGGATCGGAATTGAAGATTCAGAGAAGGCTGTTGCTCAGAATCTTCGGCACTATGGTTACTTTTACGATCACAAAGATGCATTCAAATGGGCACAAGTTTGGGTGAAAAAGAACCGGTCTTCTGACTATGCAAATTTCTGCGAGTCTCCGGATTGGCGAGTTAATACTACTCTTGGTGGCCTTTGTAAAATGCTCTCTGATGGTGCAGAATTTACTCAGGCCCGCATGGCTTGGATTAATAGTGGTATTGATCAGGTTGTAGAAGCTGGGAAAGCCATTCGCGAAGTAGCTAACAATACTCCAACAGTTAGTGTGAAAACTACAACGAATACACTTTCCGAAAAGGCCGGTGATTTCATCGCTAATGTTGAAGATATGATCGATTTGTATTACGAGAAAAAGCACGAAGGGTTCGATGCTGAAAACTATTCCGTGTTTAATGAACTTAAAAAGATCTCCGCGCCGAAACCTCTTGCACAGAGAGTGCACGACTATTATAAACCACTTTTTGATGAAGTTGAAGAGTTGGTAGTAAAGAAGACCGAAGATCTTGTTGAAGGCTATCGTCATCTTAAGACCGTAAAGGACAAGAAAGATTATCTTGCCTTTATCAAAAATATCATTGATGATTGTTCGAAATATTTGAACGCTGCCACAGCTGCAGCTGTTCGAAAGCCGCGGCAAGCTCGTGTAAAAAAGAAAATTCCGGTTGAGAAACTCGTAGAAAAAGTCAAGTTCCAAAAGGAAAGTTCTGAATTCAAACTTACCTCAGTTGATCCAGTTAACATCATTGGTTCGACTGAAGTGTATCTATTCAACACTAAATATCGCTTTCTAGTTCAACTGATTGCTGCTTCAGTAGAAGGTTTTTCAATCAAGGGAACGACTATCACAAACATTCGCGAAAACGGGTCTCTGCGGAAAACGCTTCGTAAACCAGAAGATACCCTCACTGAAGTTGGAAAAGCCACAAAGGCTCGTGTTGGAAAACTGTTTATCGATATTAATACCAAATCAAACGTTGCTAACGGTCGCCTGAACGAAGACACTATTATCGTAAAGGTGTATCGATGAGTCATGTTTATAAAATAGTCAATAGGAGTAAAGTATGGCTATCCTCGTAGATTTAAATCAGGTGATGATTTCGAATCTAATGGCACAAATTGGCAATCATCAAAACGCTGAAGTAGATGAAAGTATGATTCGCCATATGGTTCTGAACTCAATTCGGTTCAATCGTACAAAATTCAAAAATGAATTTGGCGAGTTGATAATCTGCGCAGATGATAAGAACTATTGGCGTAGATCAAAGTTTGAATATTACAAAGCTGCGCGGCGTAAACACCGCGAGGAATCAGAGCTCAATTGGACTTCAATTTTTAATGCATTGAACAAAATTAAACAAGAATTAAAAGACGTCTTTCCTTACAAAGTTATTCAAGTCGACGGCTGTGAAGCAGATGACATTATCGCAACTATTACCCATAAGGAAGGAAGAGAACTTAACACTGGAGAAAAAGTACTCATCCTATCTGGCGATAAAGACTACATTCAACTTCATAAATATGCAAACGTTAAGCAGTACAATCCAGTAATGAAGAAGTGGGTTGTGCACTCAAACCCAGAACAGTATTTGATTGAACATATCATTAAAGGTGATATTGGCGATGGTGTTCCAAATATTCTTTCTCCAGACAATTCGTTTGTTATGAATATTCGGCAAAAACCTGTTACAAAGAAAAGACTTGAAGAATTTGCTAACATTGATAAAATGAATGCAGAAGTGCAGCGTAATTATGCACGAAATAAAATGCTTATTGATCTTTCACAGGTTCCAGATCACCTTAAAGAAAAGATCTTAGAAGAATACAATAGTGAAAATACTAAAGATCGGTCACAACTGCTAGGTTTCTTTATGAAAAACCGCCTTAGGCTTCTTACGGAATCAATTGGAGAGTTTTGATAGAGTTGTTATTCTATATAAATAATCATGAATGGAATACAATGTTAGAGAGTATAGCTTTCACCTGTTCCATTACATGATTCTATCATACAGAATAACAATCAAACACATCAAAACAGCTTTCTACACCGGTGTAGTTAAAGCGCATGGAGAAAATATTGGCAACAATTTCATTATCAGAGATATTTAATAAGGCTACTCAATTACCAACCAAACAGGAACAAATAGAATGGCTTAAACAACATAATGGTGAGGCACTTCGAGCGCTCATTACCGTAATGTACGATAAGAAAAACTTTAAGTGGAATATTCCATCACACTCAATTCCCCCGTATACGCCATCAGTTCAAATTGAATCACACGGTATGTTATATCGTCAGTCACGAAAGTTAAGATATTTCATTGAAGGTTATGATGGTGATAATTTAACTCAGTATCGAAGAGAAATGCTTTTCATCGAAATGCTTGAATCAATAGACAAAGATGATGCAATATTCATGGAAAAGGTGTTATTGCAAGAGCCCCCTAAAGAATTGCCAATCGATGTAATCAATGAGGCACTCGGATTAAACATCACAACTGAAGCCGAAGTAAAACCAGAAACAAAGAAGAGAGGGCGGAAGCCGAAAAATGTCTAAAGGCAAACGTTATACCAAGCGTTTTGGAGAATGGGATGATGATGATTATCTTTCACATAAGAAAGATAATAAAAGGTATGACCTAAAAAAAGAATGGGTCAAAGAACAACGTGAGCAAAAGGCAAAGCAAAAAAATAGTTTTTTTGATTCGCACGATACATAGTTATAAAGGCTACAATGAAAATTAATGAAAAGATTATCCTCGTTGATGCTGATGGGGTTCTATTAGACTGGTTTCATTCCTTCTCTTATTGGATGGCTAGTCATGGGTATACTATCATAGAGAATGATGAGTATAGAATTGACAAAACATTTGGTATAACTAGAGCAGAAGCAAACGCTTTGGCTAAACATTTTAACGAAAGTGCGTGGATAGAGTTTATTCCTCCATTTAGAGATGCAATTAAATACGTACGAAAATTACATGAAGAACATGGTTATATATTTCATTGTATTACATCATTAAGTTCAGACGTATATGCAGGAGATTTGAGAAGAAAAAATATACATAATCTTTTTGGTCCAACCGCTTTCGAAAAAATTACTTGTCTTGATACTGGTGCAGATAAAGACGAAGCTCTTCTTCCATATAAAGATAGCGGATGCTTCTTTTTAGAAGATAAAGAAGAAAACGCATTAGCAGGTGCTAAACTAGGATTGAACTCAATACTAATAGCACATGGTCATAATCATAAATTTAAACACAATGATATACCTAGAGTTGAAACTTGGAGAGAGATCTATGAAATGATCGTTAAATAATTCAAATCGTATATCTTCATTCATGAGTTGAATAAATACTTATGATGGCAACAAGGGTCCCATTGGGGCCCTTTTCTTTTGGAGGTATACTAATGCCGAATTATAGTTTTCGAAAGAAAACAACAGGAGAAATTTATGATGAATTTCTCACAATTGATGAAAGACAAAAATTTCTCAATGAAAATCCAGAGTATGAACAGGTTTTAACCGCACCAGCTTTATGCGATCCTGTTAGAGTAGGAGTAAGAAGAATAGATAGCAACTTTAATGACGTTCTTATTAAAGCTAAGTCTGCACACTTGCACTCAAATATCAACACCTTTTAAAAGGACGAATAATGTCTTTTCAACAACCAAAACAAAGAATAACAAGACGTGAGAAAAGAATTCTTAAGCAAGGATCTATTGAAGAAACAAAAAATCCGAAAGTCTTTTCAATAGAAAATACTGTAAAACCAATTACCAACAATCAGTCTATTGCGTTCAATCACTGGAACAATGGTAATAATTTAATGCTTCACGGTATAGCCGGAACAGGTAAAACATTCTTAGGACTTTATTTTGCAATAAGTGAAGTACTTAAACAAAATTCTCCATATAAAAAAGTCTATATAGTACGATCAACAGTTTCAGCTCGAGATCAGGGATTTTTGCCAGGATCAATTCGAGAAAAAGCAAGAGTATTTGAAGCCCCGTATGTTCCTATTTGTTCAAAGTTTTTTGGCAGAGGCGATGCTTATGATATCTTAAAGGGGAAGGGTACAGTAGAGTTTATCACCACGTCATATCTAAGAGGTGAAACCTTTGATAATTGTATTTTGTTAGTTGATGAAATTCAAAATATGAGTGACGGCGAATTGCATACGGTCATGACACGTGTTGGTGAATCTTGTAGAATAATTTTCTGTGGAGATGTTAGACAAGATGATCTTACATCTGAACGCAAAAAAGAAACTTCTGGATTACGCGATTTTATGAAAATTATTCGTAAGATGAAAGAGTTTGAATTTGTTGAATTTGAAATTGAAGATATTGTTCGGAGTGCATTAGTTCGTTCATATATTATTGAACGAAATAAACTAGGACTATAAATATGGTAGAGATAACTGCATTGTCTAGAATCAAATTAGATAAAGACGGTGAACCATATATAGAGTTTAATAAGAGACTCGTTGAACAATTAGAGTGGTCAAATAGGGCATTACTCGAATGGGAGATCGTTGGAAATATGGCAGTCATAAGGAAAAAAGAAAATGCCGGCAGTACTACGTGAAACAGATTTGCATATAGGACACGCTGCGCCCTGTGCCCCGTTTCACCGTACGCAATATAATGCCACACACAACGAAACTGTATACATAGATGGGTTATTGGCAATAGTATATGGTGACTTTACTGCATGCGGAGATCCAACAGTTGGAAAGTCTTCTACAGTATTTGTGAATGATCTAGGTGTACATAGAGAAGGTGATAGTACTGCTGGCCATGGCACTGATCCTTGTGGATCAGACTGGGTTCCAAATGCTGGGGGCCCTACATCAAGTAGTGTTTATGCAGGGTAAACTAAATGCCTGCCAACTACACATACCAAGACGCGATTGATTTACTTGTAGCTGAATATAATGGCGCAAATAATAAGTCAACTAAATTAGAATTGATTGCTGACTTAGCTGCATTAAGAATAGGTAACCCTAACTATAGCGTTTTACTTGGACTAATAGGTAGAGAAACAGATGTTGATGTTGATGATGCATTAATTCAACAAACATTTATATTCGTTAATGTATTAGCTCAGGAACAAATTAAATTATTCGAATATTGTGAACCAGATTATATCACAAATAATCCGGGGTATGATGGCGATACTTATAAATCCTACGTTGGTATGTATTATAGCCCACTTGGAGAAATAACATAATGCCAACACGGGATTCTCTAACTCTCAGAGCATCAAAAGGATCTGGTCTCTCATTTGGTGAGATGGACAGTAATTTTACTACACTTGCAGATGCGATTGATGCTGGAGGAGGTGGTACTCCAGTTAATATATATGAAACTACAACTGTTGCATCAACTTCGCAAACACAAGTAGCAGCATTCAATGCATCAACATTTCGTTCAGGAAAATTGATAGTTCAGGTACATGATACTGTAACTGGTGAAGTACAAATATCGGAGCTTTTAGTCGTGCACGACGGATCAGTAGCTTCTTCGACTGAATACGGTGTAGTTTATTCTGGATCAACTTCTCTTGTTTTATTTGATGTAGATATTGTTTCAAATAACGTTCGATTATTAGCAACAAGATCAACGTCAAACTCAACACAATATAAGACGTCAAAGGTGCTAATAACAACATGAAAAGTTTCAAGATTTTCATAGAAGAAAAACGTTTTACTACAAAGTACATAGCTGTGCAATATGATGAAGCAACTCAAAAGAAACTTCGCGAATGGGCAATCAAAAATGGATTCGATCTAACTCAAGACTATGACGGTAATAACCAAGATGCGAAAGACTTCGATTTTCATACAACCATATTCTATAGCACGAGCGAACATGATATCAAAAACGAAATACTTCAAATAAATAGATCGAGAACAGCAAAAGTAGTTGACATTGAGATGCTTGGAGTTAATAATAACATACCCGTCTTGAAGATTGAATCAAACGACATCCTGAAGATAAGACGTTATTACGAAGCAGAATACGATATGAAAGACGCGTGGCCAGAATATAAGCCTCATATATCTTTATCATATTCGAAAAATATTATAGACACCAGCAAAATGAAATTGCCAACATTTCTTCTCACGTTTGATACGATCAAAATCGCAGATGGTAAACCAAAGGATTCCGAATGAACTTTCATCATGTAGACCATGGCATCGTGTTAGAAACGCTCGGTTGTGATACTACTCCAACTGGGCGTTTTTATTTTCCATCAAGCGGTGAAAAATACCCATCAGTTACAACAGTACTAGGAATACAAGACAAGTCCGGACTCGAAGAATGGAAAAGGCGAGTCGGTGAGGAAGAAGCAAAGAAGATTAGCACTCAGGCAGCGAATCGCGGTTCAGACGTACATCTTGTAGCTGAGAACTATCTCAATAATGTTGTTGACTATGGCAAAGGCCGTATGCCAATTAACGTTATGACTTTCAACACGATTAAATCAATACTTGATGAGAGAGTAAATAATATCTACTTTCAGGAAGCGCCGTTATACTCGCGAAAGATTAAGACTGCAGGACGTGTTGACTTGATCGCAGAGTTTGATGGTAAACTATCAATCATCGACTTCAAGACGTCAAGAAAGCCAAAGAAGGCAGAGTGGATCACAAGCTATTTCTTACAGGAATCATTCTATGCTGCAGCTTTCTATGAACTTACTCAGATACCAATTAAGCAAATTGTTACTCTTATCATGGTAGATGATTCTAAACCTCAAGTCTTTATTGATCAACCTTTAAAGTGGCTTCCATCCTTTCTGGAATTAAGGAATCAATATAAACTATTACATGGAATCTAATTATTCTAGAACCTTATAGGTATTATACTACTGCTGGAGAAAATGTCAAGGTAAAAAAGTTAGGTAAAATGTATTTTGTTGGTTGACATTTACGGCAATTAATTGTATAAGTGATATATCGTATACAGAGAAAAAAGATGAACATATCAGAACAAATCTCCACGATTGAAGCAGAACTTGAATCTCTGCGTAAAAAATACAAAAAAATGGGTAGTGTTATCACTAACAAAGTGAAAAAACACGATAAATTGCTCACAGAGTTGAATAAAGATAATCTTGATAATCCTGAATGGCTGATTCGTAATCCAGCGATGCCTGGAGCTTACGATGGCCTAAAGCGCATGATTAACCGCCTCTATGGCGGCGAATTTAATGGTCCTCATTATGAGGGTTATATTTATGATGATAACTATGTGCCAATTCAGGTAAATTTCAGTTTCTGGTTGAAAGACTATGATAAAGAAATCTCACAAGATCTTCTTAAAAAGAACTGTGACCATTTTGTAGAGAACATTTTACCGTTCTTGTCAGCAGTCACTAGTATTAGCAGTCGCTATAGTGAAAAATTTACTAAAATGAAGGTTGTTCCCATTAGGTTCAACAGCGAAGATACTGGTCTCGATTACCTTGGATATGAACCGATTGAAGGTTCGTGGTATCATTTCTCACAACGCTGGGGTAAGACCAACACCGAAACTAAATTTAAAGACTGGGATGAAGCGTTCAACTTTGCTTACAATTATACAAACAATCTTTAGCAAGTTTTCAGTTTTGTCTATTGACATCTTCATGAGAATGATTATATCTATATAATAAGCAACAGAAAGGCTATTCTATGACCTTCGAAAAAGCTATCTTCACTCTTTCTTTTGGCATGTCAGAAATGGCTAAGACTCATAAGAATGATACAATCAGTAATGCTCTTGCTTCTCTCTCTGATCGCCTGACTCGTATTCACGATAAGGTTGCACTAGCTAAACTTAGCCAAATCGATCGCGATCTCATTTCGTACTACCACTCACACAAGTGACCATCTTCCAACATCATAAAATCAACACAAATGGTAGCTGGATTGTGGGAACAGTCTGGCCATTTCGTGATTGTCAAGTTGAAATGTTTGATACTGGTTTTAGTTGTACTTGTAAGAAGCGACCAATTTCTAAGTGTAATCATATCAAGTCAGTTGAACTCGGCCTTTTAGGCGTTAGTCAGGAATATCATAAATGAACTTTTGATAAGCATGTTGTAAATACATGATTTTATAAATAGTTGTGAAGGAGATTCATCATGATTATTTGCGCAATTTGCAAAAAAGAATTTAAGAACATAAATGGTTTAGCTAAACACATTACAAATCATAGTATTTCAAAGCAGGAATACTATGATTTGTATATTACGTCAGTAAGCTCAACGTGTGTATGTGGTAAAAATAAAAAGTTTCGTAATTTAGGGGAAGGATATCGTACGTATTGTTCGCCAAAGTGTAGATCTGCACACATTGAACCAACTAAGTATTGGCAAGGTAAAACACAATCACAGGAACTTATTGATAAACGCCGTAATACTATGTTAACAAGATATGGTGTATCTAACGGGTATCTGACTAAGCATAGTATCGCCGAAAAATACAAAGGTTTTGTTTGTAGATCTAAATATGAAAAGCTTTTTGTAGATTTTGCTGAGGCATACGGGCATACTCTCAGTGTACCAGACAGAATATTGTATACGTATGAAGGCACATCTAGGCATTATTATCCAGACTTTTGTATTGATGAGCTTGATCTGATCGTTGAGATCAAAAGCGATTGGACTTGGAAGCAAAATTTAGATCTAAATATATCAAAAATGGTATGTACAATTCAGCAAGGCTATAATATAGTCTTCATAGATGAAGAACACGGGGTGCATGACCCCAAACTTTGGGATGAATTAGATGAATATCTTCGTACTTTCGAATAATCCTGTAGAAGCGGCACAGATGCAATGCAATGCTCACGTGGTGAAAATGATTGTCGAGTCTGCTCAGATGCTATCGACAGCACATCGTATGCTCGACGGCGTTCTTAAGCGTGCTCCGTCTAAGTCTGGTAAAACAATGTCTAAGCACTGGACGCTACCAAATGATCGCGAAGGCGTATTGTATAAAGCAGTCCATATGTCGCATCCTTGCACCGTTTGGACGATGCAGTCGAATAGTAATTACATTTGGCATTGGACTCATTTTGCTGCTCTATGCGATGAATACACTTATCGGTACGGCAAAGTTCATGCGACTGATAAGCTACTCCGCAAGAAACTCAAAGAACTTCCAAATAACATTCCAATTGGTCCTCTTACACAGCAACCATTGGCTATGAAAGCAAATCCGGAGTGCATGCATCCAGACGATCCTGTTCGTTCTTATCGTGAATTCTATCAGACTAAGCAAACGCGATTCAAAATGGTTTGGACTAAGCGAGAAATCCCAGAATGGTTTAAGGTGTTAAAATGATTGGTTTAGAAAAATTTGGTATTACAGAAGAGGACATCTATCAGTATCGCCAAGATACTGGTGTCGACATGCATGAGGCCCTCAAACACTTTGAGAATATATGTCGTTTCAATCAGAAAGATGAAATGATTAGGCTTATCGAATCTGGTACACTCGAAGATATTTTGAAAATCGTGAAAATTTTGGTTGATGACTATTGACATTCATTGTTGAATTGTATATATCTAACTAGTAAGGTAACAGAAAGAGAATCAATCATGCAGTTTGAAATCAAAAACCGCTTTACTGGAGCGGTGTAATTCACCGCAGAAATCGACTGCGCCGCCGACACTAGCGCGGCGGTAAAAATTGGCTTAGCTGTAAAGTGGGCCGTGACCACGAAGGCGGACCTGTGCGGGGCAAACCTGAGCAAGGCGGACCTTCGCGGGGCAGACCTTAGCTGGGCGGACCTGAGCGCGGTTGACCTGAGCTTGGCGGACCTGAGCAAGGCGGACCTTCGCGGGACAGACCTGAGCGGGACGGGCGATATCTTCGAGGTGCCGTTGGGGCCGCAAAACGGAGGGAAGGCGAATGAGTGATGATCTGGTGAAGCGGCTGCGTGATGGCCTTATCCGTCCCTACATAATAGGCCCCGAAGACCTGTGTGATGCCGCAGACCGCATCGAAGCCCTGACGGAGCAACTGGAAGACGCATACGCCCGTGGGTTTTGTGCGGGGCAGCGGGCGCTGAAAGATGCCGGTGAATTTGTGACCATTGACAGCCCTGAAATCCGCGACCGCATTGAAGCCCTGACGGCAGAGTTGGACCGGGTGCGCGATAAGTACGAAGCCAAAGACGGCATGGACGGCGCGGTTGTATATGCGATCCGTCGGCTTTTGAATGAAGCCAATGTTCCGCTTGCCGCTTTCATTGACGACCATGTTCTCAACGCGATTATCCAGCGCAATGTGGCCGAGGCAGAGACCCGGATGACAATGGCCGAACTTGCCGATTGGACGGCCCGCGCCGAGGCCGCAGAGAAAAAGCTGCAAGAAATGCAGGCCCACATTGACCATGCCGATGCTTACCACAAGGCAATGCTGGCCGCAGAGGCATACAACGCGAGGCTGCTGAATGACTTGAAGGTTATCAGCCAGTTTCAGGCAACCAAGTCATGCACTGCGAATATCTATTCCATTTGGAAAATGACCGAACGCGCCCGCGCCGCCCTCAACCCCGGAAAGGCTGACACATGACTGATGATCTGGTGAAGCAGTGGGACAACTATGTTGAAATCGCAGGCGGCATCATGGGGGAAGCCGAAGAACTAGCGCAGAATATGCGCGACCGCATCGAAGCCCTGACGGCAGAGCGTGACCGGGCGATTGACGATGCAAGAGATAACGCGGAGTACGTCGATCTTGTTTCTCTATACCGCGCCGAACGTGACGAATACAAGCGCAGTGCCGCCCATTCCGAAGATGTGGTGAGGGCGGCAAGGGTGGAGATTGAACGGCTGAAACAAGAGGTGGATCAATTCCGGCGGTTCAACGATGGGTTGCAAGACGCGATGCTGGCCGCAGAGGCAGACAACGCGCGGCTGCGGGCCGAACTCACAAAAGCCGCAGACTCGCTTGATTGGGCTGATGCTCACTTGGAAGATGCTGGCGTTGTCAGTTTCAATGTCCGCTACGGCGCGAGAGACGCCCGTGCCGCACTGAAAAAACAGCAGCCCGCCGATAGGATGATCTGCGACTTCGGCGATGGGCTGACACTGGACGAAACCGCTGGCGATTTCTTTGCCACCCCGCCGAAGGACAACAGCCATGAGTGAAGCACCAGCAACGTCTTGGGCGATTTGGGCATGGCAGGCATACAAGGACGGTCGGCTTGTCGATGCTCCGGCCCTTCCCGCCGTGCAGCCCGACGCCGCTGCGATACGGGAAGCGGCGCTGGTAAAGGCGCTGGACGCGGCATTTCCAATCGTTCGCAAAGCATCTGTCGTGGCTAAAATGGACGCCGTGAACGCATCCCCGAGCGACCCAACTGCGCTGCAACGGAAGGCGTGGATGAGGGAATGTTACGCCGCACTTGAACTTGTAGTCAGCGCCCGTGCCCTGATCGACAACACCGGAAAGGACACCATAGCCACGCTCTACGGCGCGCTGGCACAACGACAGCAGCCCCTTGGCGCTGAGTTTCAGGCCGCGATCTTTAGTGATGTCGAGAGCCTTTATGACAACAGCCCCGGAAAGGAGGTGATGCCAAGTGAAGCCCGGACCAATCGAGCAGCGCATGACATAGGCCCCGGCGATCAAGCGGTTGCCGGGGCCGCGCCTTGGCCCGAGGGTCTGATCCACCTGACCAACACACGTCGCTTTCACGTAGACTGCGCTACCAAAGGCTGCGGGCGGCGCGTCAGCACCCGCTTTGCCGGAAGCGACTACTGCGAACCCTGCGGTCGCAAGGTTGCCGCCCTCGCGCAGAAAGGCGGTGCGTGATGCAGGTGCCAGTCACAAGACGATACGATACGCGCGACCTGGTAGACATGCTGTCCGAGCGCCGGTCGCGTGACGAAAAAGAGCGCATCCTTTGGGCTATCCACGTTCTGCGGCGCGGCGATGCCGAAGATGCGGCAGAGGCGGCTCATATTTGCGGGGCCGCGCAGAAAGGAGACAGCCATGAGTGACATGCCGAAACGGATCACCGCTACCTTCAAAAACTGGCGCAACCCCAATGCGGGAGTTTGCTACAAGAACGACGCTGGCGACACCGAATACATCCGCAAGGACATCGCAGACGCGGCTGTGAAGGCGGAGCGGGAGCGGTGTGCGAAAGTGGCGCTGAGCGAAGGCAAAGCGATGGAACGCGCGGCCCGGTCATTTATGCCACCCCGCACCCACGCAGACGATGCCTTATACCACATGCATGTTGGCGGCGCACAAACCGCAGAGCGCATCGACGCCGCTATTCGCAAGGAGGAACAGCCATGACTTGGAAACCGATTGAAACTGCAAAGAAAGGTGTTGCGGTGGTTTATGACGCAAAGAAAGGCATCATTTCCAACGCTTTCCTGCACGATAATGACGGCACGGCATATTACTCTAATGTCAAGGCTTACGATGTTACCCACTGGTGGGACTTCGGCGATGGTAAATCCATGCCAGAGCCGCCAGATAAAGAAGCGGAGGAGCGCTGATGGCAGATGCAGATCTATTTAGGATTACAACCTGTAATAGTTGCGGCGGTTCTGGCCGGATTATGCTTAACACCTACCACGCGGCTATGCCGAAGTTTTTGATTACCTTCGTGCAGTGCAGATATTGTGCCGGGTCGAACAGTCAGTCTATTTTTCAAGTGATGAGGGATAAGTCATGACTTTACGTGAAAGGCGATTAGAGGAAATTCGGAAGATCATATATGACCCTGCATCGCAGCTTCCAGAGGGGTGTGCAGAACGCTTAAGCGTCCAGTTTGCCAACATGATGGCAGAAGATGCGTGGGAAGATAATGACGAGTTGCCGTCATTGGTCGCACTAACAACGTTCTTGTCGTGGCTTCGGCACGTCAAACATGTTTCCCACCCGGGTATTGGGTCAAATGGGCGTGGATCCATAACCGCGTTCTGGCGAGAAGGCGATATAAGATATACTTATGACTTTTTGTCATCAGGAAAAGTGGTTAGTTTTTTTCGGAGAAAGCCATGATCGCTGACTACAATCAACTCGCAGCAAATTATACCGCGCTGAGAGAAGCCGTTCACAAAATGGTGGGCCTCTACAAAATCGGCGACCGTTCAACTTATTCTGCCTGCCCCCAAAGCGCAGTTTTGGCGATAGCATTTCTGGATGACTACGAGGCAAGAAACTGCCCGGCACCGAAGTTGCTGGTAGATGACTGTGACATTGCTCTGACTTGGGAAGTCGGGGGCTGGAAGCTGTACCAATATTGCGTCGAGGCATGTGAGGAGAGTGAAATGACACATTCCTTCCACTGGACTGGTCAACCGACAGAGACATAAACTACATATATGTCTTTCATACCCATTTTACAGAGGCATTCTCATAAACTTAGGAGTGTAATATGATACCTTTGCAACACGATACCAGGCCAGTCAAATGTGATGTCTGCGGGAAATTGGTGTTAATTTATAGCATACAAAGACACGGAGATACTTTGTATTGTAGCGGTCCAGCGTATTTCGTCGAACACGGATGCGCAGGAAGCCATCAACCAATAGTCAAAGCCCGCGCAGACGCCTATTTCAAAGTGGAGGAACGCAAATGATTTGCAACTGTTGCGAACAGGAAATGACCTACGCCGTCGGCTGCACTTATCTCAAGTTCGACAGGGAGCCGTCACGGTTGCCTAACAGTGGCACGGATCGATGCCACGACTGTTATTGCCCACCCGGAACGCTGCATCACCCCGGCTGTGACCAAGAACGCTGCGCCGTTTGTGGTGGACAAGCCATTTCGTGCGGCTGCGATGATCCTCAAGAGGAGGCGAGTTATGAGTAACCTACTGCCCTGTCCGTTCTGTGGGAGCAAACCTCAAACCCATCTGGATGACTACATCAACGGAAATGTGATTACAGATCCCATGTTCTACATCACCTGCGAAAGCCTGTATTGCGGAGTGTGGCCCCAAGCCGAAGGAGAATATAACACTGAGTATCAGAAGACAGTTGATTCATGGAACACCCGCGCACATACACAAATGCGTATTAACTGTGAGCATGTAGCATTCAGTATGTGGAAAGCCGAAGCTGACCGTGCCGCACCAAATGTTGGTAAAAACCGCACCTTGGAAGGTTTCGCAGATGCCTCAGACCAAGAGCGGACCAAGTGGTTAATGCTAGCTGATGCCGCAATTAAGGCCGTGCGTAATGGAGAACGTCAATGAGCGACCTGATCCCATGCCCTAATGGATGTAGCTCTGATTATCTAATAATTTCTGGAGTTTTAGCGCGGTGGGTAAAGTGTGTACAATGTAGCGCATATGGGCCTTCCAGTCTTGATAAAAATGATGCTATCACTGAGTGGAACACGATGGTTACAACATATGTAAAGGATGTTAATAATGAACGAGCATGTTAACGAAACAGAAAAAAACAAAAATGACTCATGGAATATGCTAGTCTCTGAATTAGTGAAGCCCTTAGTATGGAAAGACATTCACTATGGCGGTGCGAAAGCGTCAGCGTGGTTTGCAGCAAGTTACCTAATACATCCTTCATACATGGATGAGGGGTGTTATGAACTTTCGGCGAGTTACCCAGGGTGTGAGATAGGTATACTCAGTTTCGGACGTATTCATCCATCTATGGAATCCGCCAAAGCAGCAGCGCAAGCTGATTACAATATGCGCATGAGTAGTAGCATCGACATAGATAAGTTGAAAGTGATGATTGATTTGATTACGAAAAAAGAGCGAGAACACTGCGCGCAAGTGGCCAACACTTACGGAGCTACGCCAGGATATCCAGACGGAAAAACCGCGGCTTTTCGTAAACATAGAGGACGGATCGCTACGGAAATCCTTGAAAGGAATAACACCTGTGATCCAGTCGAAACGCTGGCACAACTGAATTTATCGAGTACAAAAAAAATGATCTAACCATTCAATTTCTTAACTGTATCTATAAGCATACGTGGTGACCAGTTGACATTTGGTTTTGAATTATTTATATTATGGTAAGAAACAGTAAAGAAGAGAATCAATATGACTGATGCAGAGATTGAAGCCCTTGTTTACACGACACTATCTGACTGTATGAAGATGCTTCGGCGCAAGGAATATGAATTGGACCTTCCGCCTGATGCACTTGCCCGTGCACGAAAGGCCCTGAAATTTCATCGCCGGCAAGGAGGGAGATCCTCAGGTGGCGCAAACAAAATCAACATTTGCTTGAACGGGTGGCAGCGCGGCAATACTATATTTAAAGAGTATGCCTCATTTGCAGATGATCAAATCATTGGAAGCCGGCCGATGACAAGTGACGCCGATTACTACATGCTCATCACAGCACATGAAGTGGCTCACCATATTCAATATGCGTATTGCCAAAGGATTTCCCGCTATCGGTTGACGTATCGCAAGCCACACGGCGATTGCTTCAAAGCTATCTACCGCTACCTTCGGCGCGACTTGATCAATCCTATGCTTAATGTTCTTTGAACAGTTGGCATATAGTTGTCGGGGCCAATGCGTCACACACTTGATCGTATTGTATGACCGCTTTCGGTACACATATTAACACAAGGGGAAATGATGACGAAAGAAAAGGCAAAGGCTAAAGCTGACGCACTGCTTAAAGCTGGAGATGCACTTACGGCAGAGTTTCCAGCAGAAAGTAGGCGGCTTCTTCGTCTTTGCCATGTCTGGCGGCAGCGCCAGCACGACCTAGAACAAGCTGAACAAACTACTCCAAAAAAGTAACTTTATAGTGAAAGAAAATATGAATACTAAAGATGTAAACGAAACTATCGCATGGCACTTCACCGGGTCCACCCTTCGTGACGGTTCCCCTATTCCAGCGGTCGGCCAGACGCTGATTTTCCAGAGCAAGATTAAGATTTGCGAGGCTGGCTATCATTGGTCCCGCCGGCCGTCTCATGCACTCCGCTATGCACCTGGACCAATGCTACACAAGGTCAGTTTCGGCGGTAATGTGCAGGAACAATCTGACAAGGGCGTTTCCTCAGAGCGCACCATCCTTGCTAGCATTGATTCAACACAATTATTGCGCCGGTTCGCAGACGACAACTTTTGGGTCATGCCGGAAATTTTACGTAAGTACCTGACAACGCAGCCAGTAGAGCCAAAGCTGCTGCGCATGACTTTCTTTGCTTCCAGGGCAGCACAAGCGTCGGCTGCGTCGGCTGCGGCTGATGCGGCAGCTGCCCAGGGCGCGGTGCGAGGCGATGTGGCGTGGTGGACGGCGTGGTGGACGGCGCTGAATGCAGCGGAGACTGCTGCGTGGGATGAATTTGATCGCCGCGTCTATGATGCTTTTCAAAAAGAGGCATAGAAAGTCAATGTTTCGAAACCAGCCGGCAAAGGGCATTAAAATGAGTATACTATATGACTCCTGAAGAATTTATAGAAAAAACGAAACCTTTTCATAATCACATGTGTATCATGCATGATACACAAATTGTTCGTCTAATCGGAATTGCAATAGACAATTCAGATTATTACTACATAGTTCAGACAAACGATATAAAGCGCCCAATTATCTGGGGATCTGCCGTTGGTCATTTTTACTCTCTCATGGGAATAATTTCCGATAAGCAATATGCTTCCATGGAAAATATCTTTGCTATGAATCACGGAAAACCAACAAAGGTGTTTATTGAAGACGGTGGTCCTGGTCATTCGCGTGGCAACTTTACTGCTTAGACTAATTGACTTATAAAACATGGTCTATCATATTCTTAGTTGACATTCACCTAAGACCAGTATATACTGATCTTAGAAAGGAACCAACATGACAGTTCTTCTTGCTAAAAAGACTATTCTTGCTAAGCTTCTTGCTCGTGAAAATATTACAGTCGAGCAGACGAACCATCCCACAGCATTCTTCGATGTAGAAAAACGAATCCTGGGTCTTCCATTCTGGAAAGACGTAGGTAAAGATCTCTATGATCTCCTCGTTGGTCATGAAATTGGCCACGCACTTCATACCCCTGCAGACGGTTGGCATTCCTCGGATACAGACATCCCAGGTTGCCCTCGTAGTTATGTTAATGTCATCGAAGACATTCGTATTGAAAAACTCGTGCTTCGTGAATACCCTGGACTTCTATCATCCTTTAAGCGCGGTTATCAAGATCTTCTTGATCGTGATTTCTTTGGTCTAAAGGATAACGACGTCAACAAAATGTCTTTCATGAATCGGGTTAACATCTACTCAAAAAGCCGTGGTCTCGTTGATGTTCGATTTAGTTCGAAAGAACAGCCATACGTTGATCGCGCAATGGCAGTTGAAACTTGGAAAGACGTTATTGATTCTTGTCGTGAAATTTATGAATTCATGAAAGAGCAACTTGAAAATAGTGAGCGGCAACTTCAAGAACAGAATGGTCTTGAAGTACTTCAAGAACAGAATGGTCTTGACGATGGTGATGGTAGTTTTTCTCGAGGAGAAGGTAAAGGAGGTGAAGGCACCGCTAGGGATACTATCCCCGACAAGATTGTCTTGACTGCAGATAAGCCTAAGGGCGGCAAAACTTCATCAGATATCTCGAAAGAACTGCACGACGCAATTAAGAACGGTGATGTTAAGATTGAAGTTGACGTCGATAGCTTCATTGAAGGTGAAGTTGCTCAAAAAGAAGCTTCAGGCGAAAATAGTGTTAAGGCCGAGACAGAAATTGACTCTCTTGGAGGATATTCCAATGAGATTAGTAATGTTGAGACAGACGCTATCTTTAGGAATGCAATTGCCAAAGCACTCGTTGACTCAATTAATGCTGGTGGATCTACTCTCTTTGTGAAGGGTCCAACAAAAGAACAGGCCATGGCCTCTACTTCTTCTTACCAAGAACTAAAAGAAAGTCGTGATCGCACTTGTGGTCGCTGTGATTACCCTGAAAAACACTATATTAAGTTTTTGTCGAACACTAAACAGGTAGTCTCAGTTATGGTGAAAGAGTTCGAAATGCGAAAGACTGCTCGCAGATTTGCTCGTGCTCGCCAGTCAATGAAGGGTTCGATCGATGTTAACATGCTTCACAAATATAAGTACGACGATGCTATTTTTAAACAAGTGACTCATCTTGACGACGATCAGTCTCACGGCGTGATGATGATGATCGACTACTCTGGTTCAATGAATGGATTGCTTCCCAAGGTTATCAAACAGTTGCTAATTCTTACTACCTTTTGTAAGCGTGTGAATATTCCTTTCGAGGTTTATGCCTTCACAAACCCGAATAACGCAAACGTACGTAATCGCCATAATGAAATTAAACAATCATTGACATCAATTCGTATGGACACTACACATTTGTTCAAACTCATTGACTCTTCAATGAACAAGAAAGTATATGAAGAAGCGTTTCGTGCACTCTTTGCGCAAACTACTTCTTTTAGGAGAGCATGGCAATCTCATATGGAGGAGCTTCAGGGAACTCCTCTCGATACTTCTATTATGGCTATGTATCATCATATTGCCGCTTTCCGCGCTAAACATAATGTACAAAAGATGAATTTCATCACCTTGACTGATGGCAAAGGCGATGGTATTCATGTAGTCGATGGAATTGATATCGACCGGTATGCAGCAAAGGCAAGTAAGACTCGAGTCTTGGATATTATGGGCCAACGTATCAATATTCCATATTATGATGCAACACAAAACCTTCTCGATGGCATTCGTAAAATGGGTGTTAAAACTATCAACTACCATCTCATTAGACCTGCTAATATCAAATACGAGATTAGGAGTAAGTCTGTTGATGAAATGAATACCGCAATTACAAAGATGAAGAAAGATAATTACTACATCTTCGAAAACTTAAACGGGTATGATCACCAAATCTTTACAGCTCTTTCTACTGGTGATGTAGCAACTGATGACGACGATTATGATGAAGACACCTTCAATAAAGATGTTAAAACCATTGCAAAGGCCTTCACTGATAAAGCCCTTAAGAAAAAACACAATCGCCTAATTGCCGCAAAATTTGCAGCAATTATCTCATAATGGTTGACATTCAGTACGACTTACCTTATATAGAATATGTAAGCAGATAATCCAATGGAGATTCACATGTCTGACATTAAGAACTTCGTCGAAGCAATTCTGGCTGCCAATCCTGGTGCAACCACGTTTACTCGCAAAGAACTTGTCGATTTTGCTGATGCAAATGGTATCAAACACAATGTTGTTTGGTCAGTAATCAAAAACGTTGTAACAGTTAAGCGGGGAGTATATGATCTGTCAGCTACTGTTACTCAACTTCGTCCTGTCATGACACAGGGCTTCGAACAGCCAAAGATTTTGTCTGAAGATGGAACACATATCCCAAACAAATCGAAGACATACGTTAAGTGGGGCCATTACAAAGACATCGCTACTATCATCGGATCAAAAATGTTCTATCCGGTTTATATCACTGGCATGTCAGGTAATGGCAAAACAATGATGGTTGAACAGGCTTGTGCAGAACTTAACCGAGAATATATTCGTCTTCAGATCACCCCTGAGACAGACGAAGATGATCTTATCGGCGGGTTCCGGCTTTCAAACGGTGAAACTGTTTTCGCAAAGGGACCGGTTATCAAAGCAATGGAAGCTGGTGCAATCCTTCTCATCGACGAAATTGATCGGGGTTCAAACAAGCTAATGGCTCTTCAGGGTGTGCTCGAAGGTAAACCAGTTTTGATCAAAAAGACTGGTGAACTTATATCACCAGCTCCTGGTTTTAACATCATCGCTACTTCTAACACAAAGGGTAAGGGTTCAGAAGACGGTCGTTTCATTGCCGCTAGCATCATCGACGAAGCTTTTCTTGAACGGTTCACTATCACCGTTGAGCAACCATATCCTAATGCCAACGTAGAAAAGAAGATTGTGCTTAAGCACATGGAACTTTTCGGAAACGTTGACGAAGAGTTTGCTGACAACCTTACGAAATGGTCTGCGGCTATTCGTAAAACGTTTGATGACGGTGGTGTAGAAGAAGTTATTTCAAGCCGCCGGTTGTGCCACATCGTACAAACTTTTGCAATCTTCAAAAACAGAAAAAAATCTATTACGCTCTGTGTGTCAAGGTTTGACTCCGACACTCAGGCAGCTTTCATCGATCTTTATGCAAAAATTGATGCAAATGCGGATTTGAATACGCCTCAGACACCAGAAAATCTGGATGCACCCTTTTAATGAAAAAAATATTTGTATACATTGTGCTCGCGGCTGTAGTGGCCGCAAGTTTTAATGTTCCATATAGTATAGAAGCCTTAGCTTTATTTGTATGCATTAATGCTATTGACTTTTACTATATTTTGTCAAGAGTATTTGTTGGAATAGCTGGGTCTACGTTGAATGTAGGTGCTGACATTCAGAAGATGTTAGGTTTTCTTTTCGTTAATGCTACAGCAGTGTCATTTGTATACGTAAGCGAATATTCTCAAATTGCGTATATAGCTATTCCTTGGATTAGTATATTGCTTTATACGAATATTCTTGTGCTTCTAGTTAGACTAAATGTGATCGGTATCAAGAACAGCGATGAAGACGAATAAACATTAAGGAGTAATGTTATGGGACGAGTGATTCATAAGACACAAATGACAGATACAAGTGTAACAATAACAGCTTCACAGGGAGCATTTAAGGTGCTCACCGTTCATGAACAAGATGGTATACCAGCAATATTTTATGAAACACTTGAGAAGCCCCTGATCCCAGTTGATGTAACCTTCACTAGTGTCTTAACTGGTGGGGATGTTCCAGATCATTCGGTATACGTCGGGACTTTGCACCTTGAGTCTCCACGAACTAGTGGTCCATTTTATCTTATGACTGTTCATATATATCAGTCTCCTTCTCTCGTTTAGAGGCCGTTAAATTCATTTAAATAGTTGACATACTATAATAATTGTGATATAAATATACTCATAGTGTTGATATTCACTGAACACGGAACAGACTCGGCTTCGAAGCCGACACCTCCACCACAGATATATCCGATCTTGTTAACAGGATTGCAACCAAATTGGAAGTCGCATGTGATATGTCTTTGCTGGGGGTGAATGGGATCGATGTACGTACTAGGCAGAGTGGAGCTATCGGGATCTAAGCGCCGTTACCGCGAAGAAATTTCTAAATGCAACAAACATTGCAAACGACAACTTTGCGCCAATGGACCTACGTCTAGCGGCTTAAATCACTGTCTGCGGTATGGGCTCCACCGTATAACCTAACGGGTCCTTTCACACACCACAACACAAGGATCATTTTATGACATACATTTTACCCCGTGACCCATTTGTCAAACCAACGATTGGATACCCTATTAATTTACCCCGTGACCCATTTGTCAAACCAACGATTGGATACCCTATTAATAAGCAATGGGAGTCAACACCTTTTAGCCCATTGACAAATCCGTATATCTTTCCTCAAGTTATTCAATCGGGGCCGGTTGATACAATGACGACACAACCAATCATTGAAGCCCAAAGGCCGAATTTGGATGCAGCCTTTAAACCAAAACGCGCTGCAAGGAACACGAATCTTTCTCACGTCATTTTTGTTCTTGACGAATCTGGTTCGATGTCTTTGTGTAAAGAAGCGACTATTTCTGGGTATAACGAGTATCTATTAACCCAGAAAGAAGATGCAAAAAAGACTGGTATCAAAACACTTGTTTCTCTGTATAAGTTTAATGGATATGGCGTGACATGCTCCATTGATAGTAAAGATATAGAAGAAGTTCAGCCCCTAAATAATGATACGTATCGGCCAAGTGGAGGAACGAATCTTTATGACGCAATTGGTGGAGTGATGATGGCAGTTAACTCTGCGCTCAGTGCGAAAAAGAAAAAAGATCGTGAATCAATAATCATCACCGTACTCACTGATGGTGAAGAGAATATGTCAAGAACATTTAGTCTTTCAAATATTAAGCCCATGATTGAAATAGCTGAAAGCAAAAACTGGGGATTCATGTTTCTTGGAGCAAACATTGATGCATTTGCAACAGGTGTTTCGCTTGGTTTCAAAAACGAGAATACTCTCCAATTCTTAACAACGAACTCTGCTGAAACTATTCGTTCAGCTTCTGACATGACATCAAGAATGAAAACTGCTTATGCTGCTGGCCTAAATACTTCTTCTGTATATGGAGCTACAGCATTTAATGATGAAGAAAGAAACAAGGCGGTATACACAAATGGCAAATAAAACACCCTTTGAAGTGCGCCTCGATGTTCTCAAAATGGCGCAAAATATGCTAGATAGAGAAACAGAACTTAATCAAGAAAAGTTTAATACCAAATACGATTACTTTAAAAGCACGTATCCGGCTGGTCCAATGTTGGATTTGGATATTTTTATTGATTCTAACATTCCAAAAATGTATGAGTCAAGTGATGTTTTAAAACGTGCCAACGAATTATACGCGTTTGTCTCAAATAGATTAACAGAGAAGTGATTGATGGGCGTAGCGCCCATCAACTAGAAAGGAAGATTATGCTTATATCAACATATTTTAAAGAAAATTCAAACTCAGCCCGCGCTGAAGTACTTCGAAATGAAGTAGAGAAATACTACTATATCGATTTTTATGATACAGCCGGAGAACTTCCGGGTAAATCTTTAGATTACGTAGAAGACGTTGCCCACAGTTGGGCTCTTAATATTGAAGTGCTTCTTGGTTAAATGCAAATAGAATTGACCGCGGAAAGTATTCTGAATGAAGTAAACAAATACATCAACGAAGAGGTATCGTATATCGATGCTCTTATTCATTATGCAGAAATACATAATATAGAAGTTGAAATAATTGGCGATATAGTGAGAAGAAGCCAAATCATGAAAGCAAAGGTTCATGAAGATGCTGAGAAACTTAATCTAGTAGAAAAAACTAAAAGGCTTCAAATTTAATGATAGTACACTCAACACGGGATGCGTATGATCTTTACATCTATTATCTCGCGCTGAAAAAACACTTCACAACTGAATACGATTACTTCAAATATAACGGCAAAGTAAAAGCTTCACATCAAGCATTCGAAAACCGTAAAGACAAATTTCACTTCTATAAGTTAGCCAAAAGAAAAGATGCTAAAGAGTTTATTTTGGCAAATATTATGTCTGATCCTACTCTTTGGATTGGAGACTTAATAGATAATAACAGAGCTGAAGATATCTATTTGAATTGGAATCGTAAACAACAAACTCTATCGTATGTTTTTCTCAATGATTTGTCAGAATTAGAAGACGATTTCAACTCAAATTTAGAAGTAAAAGATGGCCAACATCCTCGATTACTTGAACTCTATAATATGAAAAAAGTAAGCGTCGAAACACTTATTATCATTGATGACTTTGTAAAGAATTTTTCGTATTGGGAAAAGAAAATAACAGATCCAATCATTTTCCCACAAATCAAACGAAGTGTAGAAAAAATCAGACCGTTCTTTACTTATGATAAACTAAAAATGAAACAAACATTACTCGAAAGATTTTCTTAATCAGTTGACATACTCACTTATTTGTGGTATAAATAAAGATGGCAATTATGCCAACATCGTAAAATTGTAAAAAATCGCATTATAATCGCAAAGGAATCGCAAATGTCTTATTTAGATAAACTCAAATCTAATCGCTCGTCTTCTCTCGATAAACTCAACTCTGAGCTGCAGAAGGCCGCAGGTAACAATAACTCCTCTTCAAATGATGAAAACATCTGGAAACCAGAAGTTGATAAAGCTGGTAACGGGTATGCCGTTTTCCGTTTTCTTCCAGCACCAGAGGGAGAAGATTTTCCATTCGTAAAAATGATCGATCATGGATTCCAAGGACCTGGAGGATGGTATATTGAAAACTCACTCGCAACTCTTGGTCAAGATGATCCAGTAAGTGAGTATAATTCTCAGTTGTGGAATTCCGGTATTGAATCAAATAAAGAGATTGCTCGTAAACAAAAGCGTAGAACAAACTTTTATGCAAACATTTATATGATAAAAGATTCGGCAAATCCAAAGAACGAAGGCAAAGTTTTCTTGTTTAAGTTTGGCAAAAAAATCATGGAGAAGATTCAGGAAGCAATGAATCCTCAATATGAAGGTGAAGAAGCAGTAAATCCATTTGATCTTTGGGATGGCGCCGATTTTAAGCTGAAGATTCGAAACTACGAAGGGTATCGTAACTACGACAAATCGGAGTTCAGCGAACCAGGACAAATCACTAAATCGAATGGCAAACCATTTACAGAAGAAGAGCTTGAAGAATTAGTAGGATCGATGCATTCGTTAAAGGACATCACTGATCCAAAGAACTTTAAGTCGTATAATGAACTAAAGACTAAACTTTATAAAGTTCTCGGTTTAAATGGGTCAATGACAAGTTCTTCAAATAAGACAAGTGATGAATCTGATGAAACTGAGTATAAGCCGAATTTTAAGGAAAAGGTTGCAGCTAAGCAAAAAGAAGATGTAGCACCATCTCTTGATGAAGATGATGAGGAAACACTTGACTTTTTCAAGAGACTTGCGACTGACGACTAATCAAAACACTTCACCTGTGCCACTTTTCATGGCAAGGTATAAATCCTAATCGCAATGTTTTAAGTGATCCAGAAGTGATTCTGGATCACGGTACCATGTGGTCTAGGCTCTGGCTTGGGTTTGACATTATATTGAAGACTGAGTTGTTGTTAGTTACACTCGTAGAACCTCCAACGTTTGTTGGACTATTAAATGAATTCATTGATGGTGCACTGATTTTACCAACTGCTTGCATTGCCCCCTGTTCAATTTGATCAAGCCGGCTTTGATTTGGAGTAGTTACTTCGGGCGCGGGTGTTGGTTGCGGAGTAACCACCGATGGAGCCGGAGTAGTATATCCAGTAACATTTCCCATAGCATCGTATGTCGGTTCTCCGTATTCTCTAGAAGCTGCTTCCGCTGAAACAGCGGAAGCAGCTTTTTCTTTATCTATTATAGTTACGTTTTCCGTGTGACCAAATAGAACAGATAGTCTACGTAATTGATCGAGTTTATCGTCTGTTAAACCAATTAGGGCGCCTGGTTCTTTGATACTATTCTTAAGTCCTTCGGCCTGATCTTCTAGTAATTTATACGCCTTAGGATCAAGTTCTTTCTTAGCAGTATTCCAATCGATTACTTCTGATTTCTTCTTTTCTTCTGGTGTTAATGGTCCTCTGCCACCTCTTACCATAGCGGTTTTAAAGTTTGAAGCCGTTGCTTCTAGCCCTATCATTGCTTCAGTTGTTGTAGAAGGATCAGTTAATCCCATTTGTAGCCCTAAGCTATTAAGAAATCCAACATCCTTTTCGTTTTTCATACCTTCGATGCCCTGACCTATATACTTGTCAATTTCTTTAATAAACTCAGCGCGCTTATCATTAAGGTAGTTTCCAAATAATGTTGCTCCACCAACTATTACTGCAGCCGTTACAGCAGCTAATCCAACTGGGCCCATAAGTAAACCAATCATAGGTCCAACAATAGCAGGTATTAATTTTGGTAGTACGAGTACAAGAGCACCGCCTAATGCAGCTCCAATACCCATCACAACATTATCAGCAGATAGCTGCATCCCAAATGCTTCTACTATGCCATCTTTATTTGAGTCAAACAAATCACGAATTTCATCGTCAAATATAGATGATGCGCCTCCGGCTATGCCAAATAACAGGGCCGTTCTTTTACCAAAAATGGATCCCAATGCAGCAAAGGTGCCTGCTCTGCCTAAAGCAGATCCAAATGACTTTGCTGCTTCTGATGAAGCACCTAAATCGAGTAATGCAGTTTCAACGAAGTCTTCAATAAACGTACCAATTGCTGGCGCTAGCGCAGCAAAGATACCGCCCTTTATAAGAAGTGCACCAATTCCGGCTATACTTAAACCAGAAAGAATTTTTGGAATCATGTCGACTATGGGACCAAATATACCGGAAAAAAGTGATGTAGTTTGTTCGCCAGATACGCCTTGCGCAGTAAAATCTCGTGATTTTCTAGTTGGTTCGCGTTGTTCAATGAACTGTGATTGTTCTTCTCTTCGAGCTACGGCTAATAGCTTTTCATTAGCTTTTCTATCTTCTCTTTCTTCTACCGTAAGATCATATAATGATTCAAGAAAACTAGATTGCATCACAAGTTGTTTTTCCATTGAAGAAAACAACTTTGTAAATTTCTCTATATCGACTTTTTCTATATCCATTTTACTTTTCTTTTTGTTTATCTAAAAACTCAACTAGCATAGTTAAATATAAATCTCGTTCGTAAGGAATAAGACTATCAATATCACTTATTGAATATTTATGGTGCTGTACTAATGCAAAGGTTGTTTTGTAATATAACGCTAGATTACTATAACCTAGCGTTAGATAAAAAAAGTTTCCATACCTTCGATGATAAAGGTCTTATCGTCTCCGTTTGAATTTTTGTATTTAGCCTCATATCTTAATGCCGGCATAGTTTCAAAGAAGTTTTTGATTTGATCGATTTGATTAGTGGTAAAACTGTTTACAAATTCGGCTACTTCTTCATCACTAAAATCTTTTAACACGAGGACACTATCACCTTCAATAACGTTTTCAATACAACTAATCATAATGTTAAACAAGTCTTCAAACTTATCTTTTGATTTAATCGACTTAATGATACCAGATAATTCATTAATTGTTGGATAACGCATTTTAATGTGTACGTCATCATTCACCTTAATTAATTGCTTATGATCTTCTTTGTGAATAACACGTATTTCTGATATATCAACAGTAAGATCAATACGCTCCTTTGTATCAGGATCATTAATTGAAAATTGAATTTCATTATTTACAGATTGAGCGCGGATATTGATTAACATGTATTCTAAATCAAACATTGCTAATTTGTTGACATCAACAGAGATCACACAATTATTAATGATTTGCTTAATTGCAAGAATGATTTGATCAATGTCTTTTGACTCTTGCGCGATGAGAAGAATTTTCTCCTCTTTTACAGTGAATGGACGGTACTTAACCCTTTTCCCGGTTGACGGAATCTCGATATCAAATAGTGGTAGATCAATCTTAGGTAGTCCCATAGTATAACTCCGTTATAATGTATTGAAAATAGTGTTCACCGTTGTTATGGTGTTAATTAAATCTTGTATTGATCGTGGTCGGCGTATCTGATTAATAGCTTGGCCATAAGAATTTATTGATGAAAGATACGTCAAAAATCCATTTGCACGACTAAAGTCATCTGTTACACTTCCGATCGACATACCACTTACCTTCATTCTGTCAAATTCGAATCCTACGGGAAGAACCATCACTTCTCCATTATTCTCCCATGAGACGTCTATGCTTCCTATTGAAAACGGAAATGCATTTCCAAGCTGATACAAATAAGCTTTATCGCCATCATTACCAGAGAATACCAAGATCTCTACCTGCGCGGCATAGTTCTCCTTATATTCAAATTCGTATAGGTATTTGCCATCGCCGTCTTTTACGAAATGGCCGTCATAGCTATTGTAGTTTACTATAGATTGCATCCATCTGTGAAAATATTTCATTGTAGCGAAATTACTGTCCATCATAAATTGTAACGATAGACTTGACGTATGAAAGTCCATTGGACGCTTTTCAGGTTTTCCGAATCCCTGTTGTTTAATGTCAATTGTATCAAGATCAATCGAAGGAAGCATCACCGATTTACAAAGGAAGGATAATTCGCGGGAAGGAAGCTTTTCTTCTAAGCTTTTCAATGAAGGAGGAAGCGTGATGCGAACAAAGAACAGATTATTCTTTGCTAGTCCGTGTTTAGATATCTGAGCGCTAAATTCAGTAATATTGAATACCATTTGAAAACCTTATTTGATGAGCTTTTTAGATTCAGCCCAAACCTGTTGCTTCGTTGCACCAACAAATCTTTGTGTTGGTAAAAATAAAGCAATGTCCCATTCGGAAGGATATACATAAAGAAATCTGCTTCTTAAATGATCGTTTAGGTAATGCTTTATGCACGGCTTGAAGTATTTGAATTGAGACGCAGAATTCAAAACATTATAATTTAGCTTAAGTTTAGTAGTTTCATCATACCTATCGTTGTTTGTAATATCATATAACGCGTCCATTAATTTAGCACGAAGAGGAAGGGGCAAATAGTGCATATTAATACCCAGGAATCCTTTTTTCATTTTTTTGAATGGAAATACGAGAGGAAACATGTCATAATATGGCAGCGTTAATTTATGCTTTGGGTCGTAATAATACATGTAACAGCTGCCAAAACGAGGCTGGCTAGTCAGCCTTTCGTTTCCGCCTTTCATCAGGGCCGTTTCATCTATCTTCTTATAAGATTCAGCTGTTTTCCTGTACCATTCACGTGATGTTTCAGTACGAGCTGGCACCTTCCCGGCACGGATCCCTTGTGTTAAAATTGTGTCAAATACTGCGGTCATTTATTTTCCAAATAGTTGTTTTTCTGTCATAATGGTGAATTGCCAACCGCGGTCAGCACAATACTCTTCTGCTGCTTTCCATTTTGCTTCGTTAACACCCCAAGTTTTAACTTCGTTTAAGAATCTTTTACTAATCTTTCCGGTTGGCGTCATTTTATTTGTCATGCTCGGTGGCTTTGTTTGTGATTCGGGCTTTATTTCGATTAAGATTTTCTGTTTAATCCCATTGCTATTTATTTGTTCCACATAAACATCTGGAAAATATCTATGCACTCTTCCATCAATAGGAGATCTATACGGTATACAGAATTCTTCACTTTGCCATTTCGTTACACTTGGATGTGAATCAAGATATGAATATAGCTTAAGTTCCCAACTCGATCGATAGACGATATTTGTTGGATCTCCTGCGTACTTCTGAGGATTTTTTGGCTTAAAGAAGCCCTGATAATAAGCCATGGATATCCGTATAAATACTTCTAACATACAGAGATATTTATAGGGAATATCATGGCGAATCCTGATCAAGTCATTGAAACTAGAAAAAATGAATTTAAGCATAGCAACCTCCAATTCCCATCGGATATTGGTGCGTATGCCATGGTGATGAATTTCATTGACTACAAGTATGACCCAACTGCTGGATTTGTATCTTCTGGGTCTAACGCTATTAGTGTTGGAGCAACAATTGTATTACCCCTGCCGATGAATTTGGAAGATAGCGTTAACGTTAACTCAAATAGGGCTCAGTTAGGATTAACGGGTACAGCAGCGTACGCACTTATGAACATGAGTAATGAATCAATGAAAAGGAGCGGATCTGCTACATACAATGCTTTAAAAGAAGTAATGAATGATACTTCAAGTTTAACTGATATAGATTCGTACTTAAGTACAGCACGAGTATTTGGGTCATTCGTAGGAAGAGCGGGCCTAGATAATATTTCCCCTGGTGCTGGTCTTGCGGCCGATCTAACAACTGGTACTGCGGTAAACCCTCACACAACACTTGATTTTGACGGCGTTGCTCTTAAATCACATACATTTAACTGGACATTAGCACCCCGTAATGAAAGAGAATCTTCGTCCCTCAATTCTATCATAAGAACAATCAAAAGAAACATGTTGCCAAATTATCAGGGCATAGACGGAATCGTTCCTCGCGCGCTTTTAACATATCCAAAACTAGTAAAAATAAGTCTTCTTGGAATAGACCAAGATTATTTCTATTTTTTCAAACCTGGACTAATCAATTCGCTAAACACTCAGTACTCTCAAGGTAATGGCACCACCATGTTAAAGGGAGGTCGACCAGGTGTTATAACACTGCAGATGGCATTTACTGAAGCTCAGATTCATGTTGCCTCAGATTATTCAGATAATATTGAAGGTGAATAATGTCAAAGTATTTTACGCATTTTCCAAAAATAAACTATCTAAATCGTATAGTAACTGATATTACTTCCAGAGTTAAAATAATAGAAGATTTGCAATCTGATCCCTATGCGTTTTTACCTTATACTATAAAGGGAGATGATAGACCAGAAGATATTGCTTACTATTATTATGGTGATCAAAACAAAGTGTGGTTAATATATTTAGCCAATCAAATTATCGATCCGTATACGCAATGGCCTCTTTCAAACGAGAATTTTGAAAAGTCAATGCTAAAAAAATATAACAAAGGATCCCAAGACTTTGTTAGTTCGAATGTTAACACTTCTACAAATAGTATTTTTTTACCAAATCACAAATTACTAACAAGTGATCCGGTTATTTACACGGCGTTATCTGCAATTACCGGTCTTGTAACTGACACAAACTACTATGTAATAAGAGTAGACGAGTCAAATATAAAACTCGCATCAAACGCCGCGAATTCTTTATCAGGAGTAGCAATTTCATTAACAGGCGTTGGAGGAAATAGCCAGAAACTAACCTTTAACGCTAATAATTGGTTATTAAACGATGCTATTCGCTCAAACATAAAACACTTTACACATATTGATAAGACAATTAGTATATCGCCAGATACATATTTTCTTGATCAATCCATTGTTACATCTCAGTGGACTAAAGTTAAATATTATGATTATGAAATACAGCTTAATGATGATAGAAGAACTATATGGCTTGTTAATTCGAATTATGCTGATCAATTACAAAGTGATTTAGAAAAGGTTATGAATGATTAACTCAGCTAAACTTAAACAAGCTGGTCATTTCGAATTGCTTTCTTTCAAAGTCACAAACTTTGAAAGAACAAAGACCATTGACATTAATAGACTCATTCACGCCTTTAACATAGACGAATCTATGTCGGCAGGATCTGTTCGGGGATCTGCAATTGTTTATGACGCGCTAAACATACTTGCTGAGTTTCCTCTTATAGGTGAAGAAACTCTTGAAATTACATACACGGATTTCTATAACAATCAACGCCAAGAAATTTACTTCCTATATGCAATTACAGATGTTGGCAACGACGATGAAAGCACAGGAAAGATACAAAAATACAAGATTAATTTCGTATCACCTGGAAAGTTTTATTCCGAAAACTTTAACATAATGAAGGCATATAAGCCAGATTCTATTTCGTCAAAAATAAGTGATTACGTTAAACTAGTATATGATGAATATTATAAAACACCAATGAAGGAATTGCAACTTAAGACGAAAGAATTGGTCATAGAAGATACACAAGGTGTTCAATCATATGTAATACCGAATTATACGCCCGAGCAAACTATGCACTTCTTTTCTCGAAGAGCGGTAAGTCCAAGTTCAACCACACAGTTTTTCAGATTCTTTGAAAGCCGCGAAAAATACTATTTTGCAACTAATGAGTATATGGACAAGATATCCAAAAATTTTGTGGGTGTTGGTGATGGTTTAATTGATCCTAGACTAGCTAGAGATACTAAGATAAAAACGGGAACTATTCCGATATTCAGACTTAACTATATGCCTGATGTGGGTGCGGATAAACAAATAATGGCAATGTCTGAAATTATTGATATTGAGTATGGTGATCGAGTAAATAGTGTTGAAGATATAACAGTCGGCGCCTATAAGAAAAAGACTACTGAGATAGACATAATGAACGGCACGGTCGTGCAATACGAGTATGATCACATCACAGAATTTAAACATCCTGGTCAAAAACTAATACACACTCAAGCGTTTATCGACCGACATATTTCGGCAGAAGATGAAACGTTTGTAGTGAAAGATTATCACTCAACTGGAGCTCCTACCGGGAGTTCGATCCGCAATAACCAATATTATCCGACTCTGTACAACTATAAGAGAGCAAATCTATATCATTATCGAAGAAATCAGATAGCGGTTACTATCAATGGGAGAAACAACATATTTGCTGGAAGCATGATTGATCTTGAAATAAACGCGATCAAAACAAATACTGTTGATTTAGATAAAGAAAAAAGTGGAAGATATATAGTAGAATCAATTAGTAGTGTATTTTTCGAAAACACATTTAGACAAAAGCTTGTGTTATCAAGAAGTGGAATAGGTATATGATAAGTCAAAATGGATTCGAAAACCTCGTGTGGTTTATGGGCTTGGTTGAAGATATAGAAGATCCTCGGTCTGGTCGTGTTCGTGTAAGGTGTTTTAACTTTCATCCAGCAGTAGGGTCTGGGGCAGTATATAAAGAAGATCTTCCATGGGCGCATGTCGTAAGAAATTCTAAGTTCACCTCTATGCCGGATGAAGGCGACCTAGTAATAGGTTGCTTCATGGATGGTAGAGATGCTCAGCATCCGATTGTTTTTGGTGTAATCAATACAGCAAAGTTTTCTCTTCCAGCGGTTGGAGGTGCATCGCTACCGCCATACAGTATGGGTACTACGGGAAATTATCCGGTTGATACGGGTCGAGCAGTAAATACTTCTCTTGAGTCACATCAAAGGGCCTTTCTTGATGCAATAGCATCGAAAGAAAGTGCCGGTAAATACGATGTGTTAAATGGCGGAGGTACATTCGATACGTCAGGGAACCACCCTAACATAGTTGGACCGGGCGGTACAAGTACCGCAGCCGGACGATACCAATTTACCTATGGAACCTGGAAAGATGTTTCTGGAGGAGCTCCAATGACTCCAGTAAATCAGGACTATTATGCATGGGAATTAGCGAAAAGACGATATAAAGCATATACTGGAGGAGACCTAAATAGTTACATAAAGACAAATGGTGTAACGTCAGAATTGCTTACTTCACTTGCACCTACATGGGAAGCGTTTGCAGATCCCAATAACCATAATGCTATTATTTCAACCTTCAACAAATCATTACAAAAACCAGATGAAACCTCGTACGATATTGGTAACGTTAATCCGTACTTAGCATCTTCACAGGATGCGCACGATAATTATGGAACAGTAAGCATGCCTTACCAGTTTCATGGCGAAGGAATCGACAAATCGCCAATTGTAACTCAAGCAACATTTAGAAAAACTACACAGTTTGGAGATCACACAATAGAAGAACCATTGCGGCCTATCGCATCAAATGTACGTACATCTGTGTGGCAGGCAAGACAATATGGATCAAATATCGAGTTAGCAGGAAAAACTGATGATAACGAATTCATCAGCATCACGCACGTATCCGGTTCACACGTTACTCTCGATTCTCATGGAAATGTGACGATCAAATCGTTTGGTAGTTCTCATAATTCAAGCGAAGGAAACATGGAGGAAGTTGTTACCGGATCTAAATTAAGTGTATATGGAACTGGATACGGTATACTTGTTCAAGGAGGAAAATGCGTCATCCAAGCAGAAGGTGATATGGAATTTCAATCTGGAGGAGATTTTAGCATCACTTCTGGAGGAAGAGTTACGATTAACGCTGGAGATTCAATTGACATTGCTGGATCTAGAATCGCTGCAACTGCGCGCGTAGATAACATTGATCTTTTATCGATCGGTAAACTTAGCTTAGAGGCAAAGGCCGGGAATATTGGGATAAAGGCTAGTAAAAAGGTTGCGGTTGAATCAACAGATGGCATTGATATGAAAACAGGAGAATTTGTAAAGATCGGAGGATCAGAAATTCACTTAAATAGTCCAGGACAAGCGCCTGGTTCTGCTGAAGTTGCAATTGCTGCAAACGTTCCAGCAGCAATTGCAAGAGGAGTATCATCTGACACCGACTATGAATCTTCTACAAGTCAAGCAAATCCAATAACACCAGATTTACCAGGCGAATTAACATGACATGTAATACATTCAACAATCAAACATCAAAGTATTCTATATCAGCATTAACAATAAGCGATTTAACTTCTCAGTTATATTCATTTGATGAACTATATAATTTACAAGTGAATCCAGCAATAAAGTATGATCAAGATGTAATATACTCGACTATTGCGCTAACACAAGAAGCATTAATCAATGTAGACCCAAATGGTACAACATATCCTCTTGTATTGGAGAGATTTAAGCAAGGTCCTGTATTATCTGCTGAGTACGCAGACTTTTTAGAATTTTCTCAATATGATCTTGAATTTTTGAATTCATTATTGTCTTCTTATAATTCGACAATATCCAGTGTTGGCGGTCAATCTAACGCTTCACAAGTAACAAATGATTCACAATTAGAAATCAACAGTTATTATACACAACTTGATTTATACTACAATAATAATTTCGAAACGTCTTTGAGCGGTGGATTTTGTTCTGCATTTAACGGCAACCTATTACAGGTTGCTGGTCTAGTGTCAGCTGGAGCAAGCCTAATTGATCAATTGAAAAACTTTTCAATAAAAGATGTAATAGATAAATTAAACTCGATTAAAGACATTTTGAATAAGCTAGTTGATTCGTTAAAGGACAGGTTCTTACAGCAAATAAACAATATAGTTAAGAAAATTGAATCATTCAAGAATATGACGATCGCTACAGTAAATGCTATATCGAAAAAACTTGCTCGAGCCAAAAACTTTTTTAGCGATCTTAATATAAAAAACATAAAGACGAAAATTGAAAGTATCATTGCTCAAATGGCCGGAGGATATGAAAAAATTACTCCGGAAGTAATAGCGTATATTCTTTTTCGTCTTTGTAAGTTAACAGAAATTGTAGGTGCGTTTATGAGATCTCCGGTCGATGGGCTTAAGAGTATTGTTAACGCGTATGTAATTCAATCTGCCCTATTTAGTAATTTTTCTGTGACAGCCACAACTGATGCCGTAAAGGCTGGGCACTTCCGTAAAGATCCATTTGTTATTATAGCAGAAAAAAACAACGCGGCTCAAGTAATAAACAATGCAGGAGTAGGCGCTCATATTAATAAAGAATTCACCACGGAAGAAATTAGTATGGCAAATGAAATCATATCTGCAACGATCGAACAAATTAACAGTAACTCCTTCGCGGCTTCAAATATGATATCTTTTTCTACTCTAAATAAAGATGAAGCTCCTCTGAGCTGGCAAAAGGTAGAAATTGGTGTTTGGGTTCGGATCTTCAGAGTTGCTAAAAAACTTAATACAATTTTGAGTATTAACAGTGCATATAGAAGTTCTGCTAAGCAACAAAGATTGTATAATGCTGCTATCGCAAAAAATGGCCCGTCTCAGAAAAGCGTTGCTAAACCTGGACGATCACAACATAATTTCGGACAAGCGTTAGATGTTAACATGGCCGGAAAGTCAGATGAATTTAGAAACAATTTCATTCGTGCATGTAGTGAAGAAGGGTTTGATGGTATTGGCACATATTCAAAGTTTATTCATGTTGATACTCGGGGACATATATCAATTTGGGGTAATTATAATAGTCTTGCATTGAGCAATCATAAGAAACAATCATATAGAAAAGGTCTATATGAAGGGGATAATCTATAATGGCACTTACACCTCTCAGCAGAAGAAAATCTGAAACATACACTGATTTTCACAAAACTCTATTGCTAAATCCAGTTAACTCAGATATATCGAGAAAGATTGACGAGGATTCAGTAAAGGAATCAATTCGAAATATAGTTATGACGAATCGTGGAGAAAGACTTTTCCAACCAAATATCGGCTGCGATATTCGCAGCATGTTATTTGAAAATTTCACGCCTCCAATGGTAGTTACAGCTAAAGAGATGATTACTGCTTCGGTTCAATCATTTGAACCTCGGGCTGAAATAATTGGAGTAGATATCATTGGAGCAATAGATAATAACAGCATTGACATTATTATCGTTTATCGCATAATAAATATACAAGAACCACTTACGGTAACAATAACACTTGACAGGGTCAGATAATGGCATTAAACTCGTCGATCACCGAACTCGATTTTTTAGAAATCAAAAATAACCTAAGAGACTTTTTGAAGGGTCAAGATAGATTCAAAGACTATAACTTTGAAGGATCAAACCTAAGTGTAATACTTGATATTCTTGCTTATAATACGTTTCAAAACGGGTTCTTTACTAATATGGCAATGAACGAGATGTTTCTTGATTCGGCTTTATTAAGAAGTTCAGTGGTGTCTCATGCAAAAACGCTTAATTATGTTCCAAGATCAAAAATAAGTGCAAGGGCAAAAATCAACGTTACACTTTCAGTAAACGATGCTCCATCGTTTGTTGTAATACCATCTCGTACGCCATTTATTGCACAATGCGGAAACAAAATACTCAACTTCTATAATGAAAACGCTGTTACAGTTACGCCTGTTTCTGGGGTATACTCGTATACTGGACTAGAAATTTACGAAGGAAGATACGTACAAGAGTATTTCAATGTTACTTCTGATCCGCTAAAGTGTGTTATAACAAACACTGACGTTGACACAACAAGCGTTAAAGCATATGTTAAAGATTCTATAGATGCTACAGTCGAACAAGAATATACGTTAAAAACGAGTATATTTGGTAATACACCCGACTCTGCAGTTTTTTACATTCAATCTTACGGTAACAACCAATATGAAGTTATATTTGGACTAAATACCTTTGGGAAACAACCATCGCCTGGAAGTATTATCAGAATAGAATACCGAGTAACGAGCGGGCCTGAAGCAAACGATATTACTAGCTTTGCTGCAGCTGGCAATATTCAAGGATATCCTATTACAGTTATATTGAATGGCAGGAGTGA